ATGGAAGCCGAGTTCACGCGCAAATCTCAGGCGAGTGCGGGAGCAGTCCAGTTCACGCAGGCGCTTGCGCCAGTCTTCAACGACCCGCAGATCGCGCAGTCGCTGAAACAGGCGGGCGTTCATCCGGTCCAAGCCATTCAGGAATGGGCGACTTGGCACAAGATGGGCACCTCGCCCCGGCAGGAGGATAAGTTCCACCTGCTGGTAGGGCTGTCGCAACGCATGGGGCTGGACCCAGCGCGCATATTTTCCGCCTTAAGCAATCAGTCGCCGCCGAACCCGATGAACCTCTCGGAAGAGGATCTGAAGGACCCGGCGGTTAAATTCATCGCCGACCACCTCGGCAGAAGCGAAAGCAAACTCGCAGCCCTCGAAGGGCAGCTACAGCAGAGAGAGGCCCGCGAGCAACAGGCGCGTGCCGAATGGGGTGTCAGAAGTGCGAGACAGGGGATCGACGGTTTCGCGGACGAAAAGTCGAAGGACGGACGCCCTCTGCGCCCGTATTTCGACGCCGTGCTGCCGTACATCATCGACCTGTTCAAGGCCAATCCGAACCGGAGCATGGCCGAGACTTATGACGCTGCCTGCTGGGCTCACCCGGAAGTCAGGAAGCACATGCTGTCGGCGGAGCAATACCGCCAGCAGTCGCAGGCTGACATTTCAAGGGCCCGCATCGCGCAACGGGGAAACACAAGGGGAATTACCACTCCCGTTGCACGCCCCAACGGCGCGGACGGGCCCTCGAAAGGTGGCATTCGAGACGCGATCGAGCGTTCTGCCGATGAGGTTGGATTTTGACCTCATAGGGAGCCAACATGGCCGAACCTACAGTTACCCAGCTCGTCGCGACCACGATCCAGAACTACCACAAGCAGTTCGCTGATAACGTCTCCAACTCGAACGCCGTGACCGCCTTGCTCCGCGAGGGCAATCGCGTGCGCGTCATCGAGGGTGGCCGCGCCATCGCCTGCCCGCTCACCTACGCCGAAGAGACCTTCGCGTGGTACCTCGGGACCGAATTGCTTTCCCGGGCCACCAAGGAGACGATCTCGGAGGCGCACTACGATCCGGCGAATGCCGTGGCGTCAGTCACGCTCTCGGGCCCTGACCTCGCCAAGAACCGCTCGCGCGAGCGCATCCTCAATCTCCTTGAAGGCAAGCTCGACAACGCTGAAGCCACCATGAAGAACAACATCACCAAAGCCGTTTACGGCGACGGCACCGTTGCGAAATCATTCGTGGGCCTCAAGGGCTTCGTCACCGCCGACGGTCTGGGGACCATTGGCGGCATCGACGCCGGTACTTGGGTTTTCTGGAAGAACCAGTTCCAAGTGGTCGCCCGCGCCACGGGCCTCCAGTATCCCGCACTCAAGGCGGGCATGAACGCGCTGTGGATGAAGCTCATTCGCGGTGCCGAGAAGCCGGATCTCATCGTCGCCGACGGCGAAATCTATTCCACTTACGAAAGCGGCCTTCAGGAGAACCAACGCTACGCCGACGCAAAACTCGGGGCCCTCGGCTTCGAGACGCTGAAGTACAAGACCGCGCCGCTGGTGTTCGACGGCGCGGCCACCGGCATCACCGGGGCCTATTACCTCAACACCAAATATATGAAGTTCGAGATCTACTCGGGCCGCAATTTCGAGGCCCTCGATCTCCCGGATCAGAGCCCCGACATGGATGCCGTGACCAAGCATCTCGCGTTCATGGGAGCCCTGACCCTCTCGAACCGCTCGATGCAGGGCAGGCTGACCGCGAGCGGCACCTGATCTGTAGGACGGCGATCGTGTTCGGGGACACGGTCGCCGTTTTCCCCGCTCCCCGAACGGAGCAGACATGAGCGATACCCCGACACTCGTAAGATTTTCTTCCGGCTGGGAGCGCGACGGCAATGGCCCCGACGGGTTGCCGCTGTACCGCGAGACCGTGCGCGTCCGCATGGACAGGCCGCCTTATCTCGCGCTGGAGCGCGAAGCCGAAGAACAAGACATCGCCGATCATCCCGGGCCCTACGAACTCTATCAAAAGACCTGCGGGGCCCGTAAAGCCATCGTGGGTTATCCGCTGGCTTTGTGGCCTGCTTGTCCTCCTCATATTTTTCAGATGTGCGCGGTTCGCGATATCCATACTGTGGAGCAACTGGCGCAACTCATGAACAAGAAGCGCCGCGCCGAAGCCCTCAAGACCATGCCGCCCGAGATTGTCGAAGTCGCTGACCGCGCGGTGCAGATGATGGAGCTGCACAGCAAGGCGGGGCAATACGAGGCCATCGTTACCGACTTGCAGAGCCAGCTCGCCGCCATGAAAGAGCAATACGACGAGGCAGTCTCGACGATCTCGGCGCAGAAAACCCTGATTGATGCCCTCCGGTTGAAGGCTGCTGCATAATGGCGAGATTGTTGACCATCGTCGACGCCGTCTCCGATGCTTCGCTGGAGATCGGCATCGTGCAGCGTCCCGTGGTCAACGTCGTCGGCACGGCGGATCAGGACATCGCGCAGATGGCGGCGCTCTTGCAGAACGTCGCCGACGAACTGCTGCTCGACCCGCCGTACCGCGATCAACTCGGCGACGGCAACTGGCTGATCGACGCGGGCGGGGTGGTCCGAAAATCCCGCCCGACGTCGGACACTGATATCATCCTCTTTGACCCACGCCTCGCCGTCTCGGGCCTCAAGTACCGCTTCCTGAAAGCCAAGGGCCTCGAATACGGCGAAGAGCAACGCGACTTCATCGTGCGGCTCAACAAGCTCGCCGCGCGCAACGCACCCGTGCTCGATCTCAACGACGATGTGGGGCGCGTGCAATGAAGATGTTTCCCGCCCAGTTTCTGCCGTTGAAAAACCGCCGCGGTACGCCGACGCGGCTTCTCAACAAAGGAAGACCTGCGGCACGGGTCACGCATATGAGCGCGCCCCTGAAGGGGCTTTCACGCTTCGCCGAACTCAGCGACAGCGACCCGATGCTGGCCTCGATCCTGACCAACTGGATCGTGCTTGATGACAGGATCAGCGTGCGGCCCGGCTACATCAAGATGGGCCAGATCGCGGCGAACCCGCCGATCTCGACCATGATCCCCTTCTACGGCGCACCGCAGAAACTTGCCGCCGCGACGGCCACCGGGATCTACGATCTCGCCGGAGCCCTGCTGCAAGGGGCCTTTGGCGGCGGTGACTGGGCGTGGACGTCGTTCAGCAACCTTTCCTCTGTTGACTTCACCGTCATGTGCAACGGCGTTGACGGCGTCTGGTCATGGGATGGAACGACGTTCGTCCACGAAGCCGTCACCGCACCTGCGGGTGAGACGTGGATACTGCCCGCCAAGTTCGACAAGGTGATCTCGCACATGAACCGGCTGTGGTTCGCCGACAGCGACAACCTTGCGATCTACTACCTCCCTATTCAAGCAAAAGCGGGTGCCGTCGAACTTTTTCCGCTCGATGTGATGTTCAAGCGCGGCGGGCATGTCGAAGCCCTTGCCACATGGTCGATCGACGGCGGCGTAGGGCTCGACGACGCGCTGGCGATTTTCTCCAGCAACGGCGAGGTGGCGATCTACAGCGGCGTCGATCCCGAAAGCGACTTCAAGCTCGTCGGCGTCTTCCGCTTCGACAGCCCGATGTCGAAGAACAGCGTCATCAATTTCGGCGGTGATCTCTATGTGATGGTGGGTTCGGGCTTCGTGCCGATGACCACGCTGATCCGCGCCGAAACGGAAGTCCTCGGCAAGTCCGATCAAAGCGTGATCGAGGAATTTCAGGAGATCTCCAAGAACCACCGCGACGATTTCGGCTGGAGCGTAATCCTCAACAGCCACACCGGGCACGCGATCTGCAACATGCCGATCGGCCAAGGCAAGTACCAGCAGATGGTGCGGAAGATGCCGGGACAGGTCTGGTCGAAATGGACCGACATTCCGGCGCGATGCTGGGGCTGGCTCAACAACCACGCTTACTTTGGCGACGACACTGGCGGCATCTATCTCGGCGGGACCGAGTATCTCAACGACAACGGCGTAGCCATCAACGCCGACGTCAGGTTTGCGTGGAGCAGCTTCAAGAGCGCCGCCAAGAAGAACTTCAAGATGCTGCGGCTCTACACGCTGACCGACGGGCTGCCGCGACCGTTCATGGATCTGGAAGTGGACTACGACAATTCGCCGCCGACCAACCAGCCTGAACCAACCACCGGGCCCTCGGGTGGTGGCGACTGGAACACGGCGACGTGGGACGTGGATAGCTGGGCGCAGAACACCATCCCGCGTCAGAACTGGCAGGGCATCACGGGCCTCGGGCGCGTCGGGGCCCCGCGTATTCGCGTGGCTGTTTCCGGCGCGACGTTCTCGATAACCGGCGTCGATGTGATCTACGAACTCGGGGGGCTGATGTGAAAGTAGCCTTCGGCGATCTCCCGCAGGATGCACAGGACATGCTGACGAAGCATCTTCGCGTGAACTTCACGCCGTTCGACTTCAAGGCCCCGCGCTGGTTCTCGGCGTGGGCGCGCAACGACCTTGGGCACATCACGGGCATCTTCGCTATCGAGTTTCCGCACTGGTTCGAGGGCAAAGTGACCATCATGGTGCTCGATCCGCGTTGCATGTCGCGCCGCGTACTGCGCGCGATCTTCACGGCGGCTTTTTCCAAAGCGCGAAGGCTCACCGCCGAAGTCGAACCCGACAACCGCCGGGCCCTGCGGCAGGTGCAGCGCCTCGGTTTCATTTATGAAGGTTATCGCCGCCTCGGCCTCGAAGGCACCCGCGACACGCTTGTTTACGGGATGCTCAAAGCCGATTGCAAATATCTCCCGGGCTATCAGGGCCCGACCGTGCAGGCGAGCCCCGTGCTCTCCGCCGAGACTTACGAAAGGGTCCACTGATGGTCAGCCAACCCTCGGCACCTAATCCCTACGCGACGGCGAACGCGCAGACGCAATCCAATCAAGCGTCAAGCCAGTACAACAGCGCCAGCGGCAACGTGAATGAAGTAAATCCCTTCGGCACGGTGAGCTACCAAGCAATCGAACAAGTGCCGATCTACTCCAACGGCCAGATCTCGGGCTACGCGCCGCGCTATCAGCGCACCACCACGCTTTCGCCCGATCAGCAGAAGCTCTCGGGGCTCGAAACCCAGAGCAAGTACAATCTGGGTACGACTGCCGTCGAGCAGTCCGCGAAGCTGCGCGATCATCTCAACCAGAGCATGGACCCCAGCGCGTGGACGCCGTGGCAGACAGGGCTTCAGAAGCAGGACGTGCGGCAGGATCAGGGCCCCACCGATCGCGCGGGCATCGAAAAGGCGATGATGGAAAGTTACAACCGCTCGATGGCCCCTGCCGAAAAGGCGCAGGACGCGCAGCTCGCGGCAAGGGGCCTTTCGCCCGGCGGCAAAGGCTACGGCAACATCATGACGCAACGTGACGATAGTCGCGGCGAAGCGGCGCGGCAGGCGTACTTGAGTTCGGGCAACGAGGCCCGTGCCGCCGAAGGCGCGTACAACGCCGCCGGGGCCCAGCGGTACAACATGGATCAGAGCCTCGCCAACTATTACAACCAGCTACGCGGCGGCCAGATGCAGGAGAGTTTTGCCCTGCGCAACCAGCCGATCAACGAGATCACCGCGATGATGTCGGGCTCGCAGGCGACTATTCCGCAGTTTCAGCCGTTCCAGAGTTCGCCGGTTCAGGCGGCAAACATCGGCCAGTACATCAGCGACAACTACAAGGCCCAGAGCAACGCGGCGGCGCAGACCAACGCGGGCCTCTTCGGGCTCGCAGGCGCGGGCGTCAAGGGCTGGTTCGGCTCATAGGAGAGTGACATGAGTTCAAGCGGCGACGACGGCGGCAGCGGTTATTTCCCGGGGATGTTCGGCGCGGCTTCGCCGATGCCGGGGTTGCCTGTCGCGGGAAAAGACAACGTGGTTGGCGACCCCTACCAGTACGGCAAGTTTCAGAACTTTTTGCCCGACATCAAAGCCGAGGGGCGCAACGACAGCGCCACGGGCCTAAGGCCCGACATGTTCACCTACCGGGGCCCCGGCGGCGTCACGGCTCCGGGCCCCGGCGGCGGGCCCGCCGCCCCGGCGGCGGCGGGAGGCGGCGGCGACGCCAATCTCAGCGGCCAGATCCAAGGGCTTCGCGATCAACTGGCGCAGCTACAATCATCACAGCAGGCAAACAACGTGACGTGGCCCGGCGGACGGCAGCGGATCGGCAACGACCCGATCGACACATGGACAAACGCGAGCTGATAGATGGCGCAGCAGTACACACTGCCGAACAAGAACAAGCGCGTGGAGGTGACGCCTCCGGTGCGTCTGGCTGTGCCGCAGGGCCCGACGCCGGGAGATCCGCGCGGCAAGATACCCGTCATTCGCGCGGCGGCTGAAAAATACGGGGTCGATCCGGCCACGGCGCTGAAGGTGGCGAAGTCCGAGGGCTTGGCGCAGTTCTACGGCGACGGCGGCGCGTCGGGCGGGGCGTTTCAGCTCTACACCAAGGGGGGCCTCGGCAACGAATTCCAGAAAGAAACCGGCCTCAACCCGCTCGACAAGAGAAACGAGGACGCCACCATCGACTACGCAATGAAGCGCGCGGCGCAGGGCGGCTGGGGCCCGTGGTACGGCGCGGCGAAAGTCGGCGTCGGCCAGTGGGACGGCATCAAGGCGCAGGACGCGCCGATCGACCCCACGCCCAACGTCGGCAGCGGCGAGAGCGATTACAAGAACACGCTGGTTGACCCCACGCCCAACGTCGGCAGCGGCGAGAGCGACTACAAGACTGATGACGGCGAAGACAAGAAAGACAAAAAGAAGAAAACCAACTGGGGCGAAGCCGCTGGCGAGGGCTTGGAGAACGTCGGAAAAGCCTTCGCCGCCGGGGCCAAGAACGTGACGGCGAACCCGGCGAACGTGCCGATCCCGATGCTGCCGATGCCGCAGGGGCCGCAACCGATGATCGACCCCAAGCGTGCCGAAATGCAGCGGCAGCAGCTGGCGATAGCGATGCAGCGTCTTAACAGTGGAAAGCTAGTCTGATGCCCGTATTCGCATCCACGACCACGTCCGGCTACAGCGACCCGCTCAAGGCGATGAGCATCAAGGCGCTTGAGCAACGCTACAAGGACATGCAGGCGCAGCAGGCGACGCAGCAAGCCGCGATGTTTTCACCCGAGAACACCCAGACGCCGGTGCAGGGCCTCGCCCAAGTCGCCAACGTCGCCGTCGATGCCATGCAACGAAGGCGTGCCGATGAAGCCACGGCGGCGGGCCGCAACGAATTAGCGGGGGTCATCGCGCAGGGCCCGCAGGGCCCGAACGGCCAGTGGAGCCCGCAGCAGCAAGCCGTCATGAGCCGCAGGTCTCCAGATGATCTCACCAAGATCTGGCAGCAGTACCATGAGGACAAGCAGAACGTCCGCACCGAAGGCGGGCTCAACGCGCGCAA